CTCTAGGTATAAATACTACCGATAAATATTTGGACAAAAATTTTTGGCTGGATTCATCAGATCGATTAATGTATGAGGGCAAAGCCCCACAACTTTCTGACACCAGATCAGCCCGTATGCCAGCATTCTTTGAGCACAGCAATGTCAACCTACCCCAATACGCTTGAGCCTTTGCTCGGCCCCAATGTTAACTCATTATCTTTAGAGATGGAGGAAAGATTTCCACCGTTTATACCTCATCCTAAAGAAGAGTTAGCATCTATCATGTTTAAAGCAGGGCAACGCTCTGTTGTTGAATGGTATCAAGATAGAATAGATGAGTAAGTGGAGGCATATTTAGTACCTCCATCAGATGTTTCAAAGCTATGGGGGAAGGTCGAACCCTTAATAACTAAAGCTTTGAAACATAATCATGGTGAACTAGATTCTTCTGATGTATTAGGACTATTACTACAGAAGAAACAGATACTATGGATAGGCTTTGAAGATAATGATATTCATAGTGCTTTGATTGGTGAGTTTGTAACATATCCACGCAAGAGAGCATTTAGAATAGTAACTTGGTCAACCAAGTCTGGGTATCATTACGAAGAATGGATGAAACTATTCGATAAGATAGAAAACTTTGCTAGACTTAATGGCTGTTCTACAATGGAAGCCTGGGCTAGGAAAGGTTTAGCTAAAAAATTAAACTGGAATCATAGTTATTCCGTAGTAAGTAAACAACTTTAGGAGGTAAACATGTCAGGTGGAGGCAGTACTAGTCATCATTATGAGAATACGTATGATGACGAATGGATAAGGAATTGGACTGGTGATGCTGAAGGTAGAGAACAAGATTATATTGCTCAACTAGCAGGTTTAGATGAGAGATCTAGGGAACAGTATTTTGATATACAGACTCTTGGGAGAAAAGTTGATACAAATAATGCTCTTCGAGGTAGATTAGAGTACGAACTAGGTGGTTTAAGATCAGATTTCGATGAACAATCTAACTTAATTAACTTTGGACTTGAAGGATTAGAAGCAGCTAGAGTAGGATTAGACTCAGCTACTTCAGGTATAGATCAAAGGCTTGCTGGTCAAGCAGCTCAAGTAGATGCACAATTACAACTTGCTCAACAAGGCTGGGCTAATGAATTAGCAGCAGCACAAGCTGGTTGGGATACAAACCAAGCTGCATGGCAACAGCAAGCAGCTAACTGGGAGGATTCATTCTCTCAACGACAAAGAGCTGTTGAGACACAACTTGTAACAGAAAGAGAAGAGTATGAAGATCAACTAGAAAGTATACGCAACACCTATGGTATACAAAGTCAGTCTGATAGGACTGCATGGGAGCAACAAGCAGCTGAAGAAAGAGCTAGGTACTCTGAACAATTAGCAGCTTTAGATCTAAGAAACCAAGGTCAAAGAGATTATGTTCAGTCTCAGATAGATGCTTTCGGACAGCAAACTTCAGATCAAAGAGCAGCATATGAACAGCAGATAGGTCAGTTAACTGAACAAGGAGCTTCAGATAGAGCTACATTAGCTGAACAGTTAGCTCAATATGATTTAAGAAGTCAAGCAGAAAGACAAAACTACGATGCTAGGATAGCTCAGCAAGAACAAGCCTTCCAATCACAGCAAGCTTTAGCACAACAACAAGCTGAAAGTGAAAGAGCTCTAGCACAACAGCAAGCTGAAGGTCAAAGAGACATAGCTAATCAACAAGCTGAAGAACAACGAAGAGACTTTGCTAGACAGTTAGCACAGTACGATACAAGAAGTGAAGAAGATAGAGCAGCTTGGGATGAAAGGTATGCAGCTGGAGAAGAAGCTTGGGATGAACGCTATCAGATGGCTGAAGAGGATTGGCAGACTAGAACAGGTGAGCAGCAAGCAATCTTTGAACAAGAAGCTCAGGAACGTCAAGCAGTATTCGATGAGCAAACTACTCAGCGTCAAACAGAGTTCGATGAACAGTCTGCTATACGTGCAGCAGAATATGATGAGCAACGTGCAGCTTTCACTGGTCAGATAGAACAATTCCAGCAGCAGTCACAGCAGCGAGCCCAGGAAAGAGCACAAGAATGGGAGACAAGGTTTGCACAGTCTCAAGAGTCTCAACGTATACAAGATGCTATTCAAAGTAGAGACTTAGAAGCACAGTTATCAGACTTTGGTAATCAATACCAACAAGATTGGGCTACACAATCTGCAGCATTCAAACAAGATTATGAGGATCTACTAGGTCAAGCTACTACAGATGCTGAAAGAGCTAGGTTAGAACAAGCTGCTAGGTTCGAGGGTATGCAACAAGACCAAGCAGCCGCATGGAACTTACAATCTCAACAGCTTTCAGAACAAGATAGAATATTTGGTACTCAACTAGATGAACTTAGAGGTGACTTAGGCATTCAAACAGATATGTTTGGGTCTGCTCAAAGAGATTTCCAAGAACAACAAGAACTATTTAATAGAACTAATGCTGCTGAACAAGCTAGATTACAACAGTCTATAACAGGTCTAGGTCAGACAGGCGAAGCAGCTAGACAACAGTTAGCTTCTCAACTGGGTTCAGATATATCAAGCTTAGGTCAAGGTTTAAGTTCAGACATTGAACAAGTAGGCATGTTCGGTCAGTTAGGCAGAGCAGCCTTACAGACATCTATAGACCAAGGGCTAGGTAATGTAACCGCAGAGAGTGCAGCGGCTAGACAACAGTTAGCTTCAGGTCTAGGTCAAGATATTGCTAGCTTAGGTCAGACAAGTGAAACAGCTAGACAACAGTTAGCTTCAGATCTAACTGGACAACAAGCAGCTTTACAGCAAAATGTGACAGGACAGTTAGGTGATTTCAGACAAGATATAGCTGAATATAAAGACACTTTAGCAGGTCAGAATGCAGCACAAGAAGAGTATTATGCTGCTAATAAACGATACAGAGAGATGCAAATACAAGATGCAGAGCGTGCTAGAACTGCTGCATCATATGGTTCACCTGGTACTACCTTAAACAAACAAGTTAAAGGTGTACGAAGAGCAGGATCATCGAAACCCGGAGGTGTTATTAGATCTAAGTCACCTCGTAGTGTATTCAATAGATCAGGCTTACGAATTAGTTCACTAAACATTTAATCATGACAGCAAAAGAACGCTATGACTATTTATCTAGTGACCGTTCACAATTTCTAAACGAAGCGGAAGACGCATCGAAACTTACCTTACCGTACCTTATACGTGGTCAAGAAGAGAGCACCAAAGGTATGAAACAGTTGAAAACTCCCTGGCAATCCGTTGGAGCCAAGGGAGTCGTTGCTTTAGCAAGTAAATTATCTCTTAGTCTGGTACCACCACAGACAAGTTTCTTCAAGCTACAAGTAGACGAATCACAATTAGGTCAAGACTTTCAACCAGAAGTAAAATCAGAATTAGACTTATCCTTTGCAAAGATAGAGCGTACCATCCTCGAAATCATTGCTGCATCAGATGATCGTGTAGTAATACACCAAGCATTGCAGCACCTAGTTGTAGGTGGTAATGCTTTAATCTTTATGGGTAAGGAAGGTCTGAAATTATATCCGTTGAATCGCTACGTTATAGAACGAGATGGAAACGGTCAAGTGATTGAAATAGTCACAAAAGAACGTATCAATAAAAAGTTAATAGAAAAATATATACCTGAAGATTATGTAGAAGAAAGTGTGGTAGAAGAAGATCCACATGAAGCTGAAGAGTGTGATGTATACACACATGTTACCAGAGAGAACAATAGATTTGTATGGCATCAAGAAGTATATAGTTACATACTTGATGATTCATTTAGTAAAGCACCAATCGACGCTACACCATGGCTACCCCTCAGATTTAATACAGTAGATGGAGAACCCTACGGGCGTGGTAGAGTAGGACAATTTATAGGAGATCTTAAGTCACTTGAAGCACTATCTCAGGCACTCGTAGAAGGGTCTGCAGCAGCAGCTAAAGTTGTCTTTACTGTATCACCTTCAAGTACTACTAAACCCCAGACACTAGCAGCTGCAGGTAACGGAGCAATCGTCCAAGGACGACCAGATGATATTGGCGTTGTACAAGTTGGGAAGACAGCAGATTTCCGTACAGCTTACGAGCTTATGGGTCAGCTAGAGCGAAGACTAAACGAAGCATTTCTAATCTTAAGTGTAAGAGATAGTGAAAGGACTACAGCACAGGAAGTTCAGATGACACAGCTAGAGTTGGAACAGCAACTCGGTGGTCTATTTGGATTACTTACTGTTGAGTTCCTAGTACCTTATCTGAATAGAAAATTAAATGTACTTCAGAAGACTGGAGAGATCCCACGTATACCTAAAGATATAGTCAAGCCTACAATCGTAGCTGGTATTAATTCACTAGGTAGAGGACAGGATGTACAAGCTCTCGGTCAATTCTTACAGACTATTGCACAGACAATGGGACCAGAAGCTATTGCACAGTACATTAATCCAGAAGAAGTAGTTAAGAGATTAGCTGCAGCTCAAGGTATAGATGTATTGAATCTAGTCAAGAGTATGCAAGAAGTACAGCAAGAAAGACAGCAAGCTCAAGAGCAAGCAGTCATGATGGAACAACAGAAACAACAGGCAGCAATGGCTGGTACACCTATGAATGATCCATCTAAGAACCCTGCATTAGCTGCTGAGTTAGAACAACAAGTACCACCTACAGAATAAATGGCAGAAACATTAACATTTGAAAACACCACTGAAACTACCAGTATAGAGAATCTAAATGCTGAAGAGCAGGATTCTCTACAGGTAGGAGAACAAATGCAGCAAGATCAAGAGCAATTACTTGCTGGTAAATATAAAGATGCTCAAGAATTAGAGCAAGCTTATGTCGAACTCCAGAAGAAACTTGGAGAAAAAGGCACAGAAGATACTGAACCAACTAACGAATCTGAGATTCAAGAGTCAGAAGAAGTACAAGATAAAGAGACAGAAAGCGAAGAAACTGTTGGAGCAGGAATCCTAGATACATTATGGGAAGAGTCTGTTTCAGGTAAGGGAGAGTTCTCTAAAGAAACTCTAGATGAATTATCTAAATTAAATACTGGTCAACTAGCTGGTGAATTCCTTAAGTGGAGATCAGAAGCACAGAATAAGTATGTACCTAAGCAACAAGACTTCACTGAATCTGATGTAAAGGTATTAAAAGATGTAGCTGGTGGAGATAAGGAATACAATAGTATGCTACAGTGGGCTAATCAAAATCTTAATCCTAAAGAGATAGAGATGTTTGATAAGGTTATGGAAAGAGGAGACCCACTAGCTGCTTTCTTTGCTGTCCGTTCACTAGCTTATAGGTATCAAGATAAGTCAGGGTTTGAAGGTAAGATGGTTACTGGTAAAGCACCTAAGTCTTCTGGAGGTAATGTCTTTAAGAGCCAAGCAGAAGTTGTTAGAGCTATGGGTGACCCACGTTATGATGAAGACCCAGCCTATCGACAAGAGATACAAGATAAATTAGAACGATCCAATATCAATTTCTAACATGGCTAACAACGTAATGAAGATAACTGCAGCTGACTTTGAGGAAGTCGTCAGAAAAGCAGTTAATCAAAGGATGCAGATAGCTGGATCAGGAGGATCTCCCGGTCAACCTTATACTCCTCCTAAAGAAGATCCAAAGAATCCTTATGTACCTGCACCACCTAGAAAACTAGCTGGTAATCCTAGCTTCGATATCAATGAGACACCAGCTACTCGTAGGATTAGAAAGATTAGAGGACTACAAGAACGAGGTGTTGGTGGAGAGAAAGGTAACGCAGGTGACATACTAAAGAAAGGTGTACAGTTACCAAACTTACAAGCAGGAGCTACCTCTAGACAGATAAGAGACAGACTAAGACCATTTACAAGTGGTGGGCCTGCTGATTATGATACAGAAGGAGGTTCTTTAAGAGGAGTACCTGATGCATTAAGAATTCAATTATTAAGAGATGCTATGGCACAAAATAAACTTTCAACTCCTCATTGGGATAAGCAGAAAAAAATTCAAGACTATCTTAAAAACGATGATAAGTTGAGAGAAAGAGGACTTTTAGGTGGAGTTCAAAAAGCATAGTGTATCGTGGCGGCCCGAACAGTTCATCGTCACCGCCATATACACACGCTAAAAAATTAAATGAACGATACAGAAGTAATCGCTCTTCAAGCACCTATTGAATACACTATGAACGACAACGCTGAATTACAAAACGGTAGATGGGCCATGATTGGAATCATCTCTGCTCTAGGAGCATATGCTACAACTGGTCAAATCATACCTGGTATATTTTAATGAAAAAAATTACACTAGCTATTGCAGCTACACTATTCTCCAGCCCTGTATTGGCTGGACCTTATGTTA